TGTTTATGACTTTAGAGTGGTTTGTGACGAAACAAACAACACTGGTCAGGTTATAGACGCGAATGAATTCAGGGCAGATATCTTTATCAAACCTGCGAAATCTATTAACTTCATCACTCTTACATTCGTAGCTACCAGAACTGGTATCTCGTTTGAGGAGTTAGGTGCTTAATCAAGACTTATAGGAGAAAATAACAAATGAATATTGAAGAATTTAAGGCTCGATTAGGTGCTGGTGGTGCTCGTCCTAACCAGTTTAGGGTAAGTCTCGCCTTCCCTAGCTATGTGCCAAATGTTGACACTAGCTTTAGCCTGTTGGTAACTGGAGCAGCATTACCTGCTTCTAACGTAAACCCTGCCATTATCCAGTATAGGGGTCGTGAAGTGAAACTAGCTGGTGAAAGAATATTTGATCCATTCACAATTACAATCGTGAATGACTCAGATTTTTCACTTCGTTCACCTTTCGAGCAATGGATGAATGGCTTAAACGATCGTGAAAGTAACACTGGTGTTCTTACTCCTAGTGAGTATCAAGCTGATATCACGGTTGAACATTTGGATCGTAATGATGAGGTATTGGAAGGTGGCGTCTACACTTTGCGTAACGCTTTCCCAATCAATATGTCAGAGATTACTTTACAATATGCACAGAATGATATCTTTGAAGAATTTACGGTGACTTTCCAATATACACATTATGATGTAGCATAAATAGTTATACATAAACGTATAGAGGAATTATAATGGAATTATTTGGATTTGAAATAAACAGGAAGAAGGAGCCGAAGACAGCGCAGTCTTTCGTTGCTCCTGACTCCGACGGTGCTTTGGAAGCCATCCGTGGTGGTGGTTATTATGGCACGTATTTTGATGTTGAGGGAGTTGCAAATACTGAAGAGCAACTGATCAAGAGATATCGAGATATTTCAATGTATGCCGATATTGATACGGCAATTGAAGATATCGTAAACGATTCTATCTCTAACCTTGATGATGAGAAGCCTGTAACGATTAATACAGATGATATTAAAGTTTCAGCAACGATTAAAAAAGCGATTGCTGAAGAATATGAAAATGTATTATCGTTGATAGACTTTAATAATAGAGCGCAAGATTATTATAGGCGTTGGTATATTGATGGCAGGATTTATTTTCATAAAATTGTCGACAAAACCAATCCTAAAAAAGGTCTGTACGACGTTAGGTATATTGACCCACGTAAGATAAAAAAGATACGTGATGTCAAAAAGGAGAAAGATCCTAAGACTGGCGTTAGTATGGTCAAAGAAGTAAATGAATATTTCGTTTACGATGATAAGGGGATCGCTTCAAAACCTGGACAGTATAAGTCTAATAATGTTGGCGATAGATCTCTCAAGATATCGAAGGATGCGATAACTTATATTCCTTCTGGTTTACTTGATCAAGATAAAAATATCCCTCTATCATATTTGCATAAAGCCATTAGACCAGCAAACCAGCTGAGAATGATGGAAAATGCAGTGGTGGTTTATAGAATTACTCGTGCGCCAGAACGTAGAGTATTTTATGTAGATACTGGAAATCTGCCTACAATGAAAGCAGAACAGTATCTCAAAGATATTATGAATCGCTATCGTAACAAATTAGTTTATGATGGTGAATCTGGAGAGATCCGCGACGACAAAAAGTTTATGTCGATGCTTGAAGATTTCTGGATGCCAAGACGCGAAGGCGGTCGAGGTACTGAGATCCAAACTCTTCCTGGAGGGCAAAATCTTGGAGAGACAGGCGATGTGGATTACTTTCAGCGTAAGTTATATCAAGCGTTGAATGTTCCTATCTCTAGACTTGAAGGTGCACAAACTGGTCTTAATTTTGGACGTAGTGCTGAGATTAGTAGAGACGAGTTAAAGTTTACAAAGTTTATTGCCAAACTTCGTAGACGTTTTTCAGCGATGTTTGATGACTTGCTGAAAACGCAACTTATTCTGAAGGGTGTAATCTCTGAAGATGACTGGTCAGAAATAAGAGATGGTATCAGATATGTTTATTCATCAGATGCCTACTATACTGAATCGAAAGAACAAGAGATTCTTAGAAGCAGAGTAGAAGTTTTGAACGGTCTTTCTAATTATGTCGGAGAATATTTCTCTAAAGAATATGTGCAAAAGGAAATTTTAAAGATGAGAGAAGATGAAATCAATCTCATCAACAAACAAATAGAGGGTGAGGCAGCTGAAGGCGACTTACCTGTAGAACAAGAAGGTGAAAATAATGAGTGAAGAAAACGTAAAAGCAGAAGACCAAGCGGTTGAAAAAGCTAATGTCGTTAGACAAATGATGGATCAGTGGGCAGATGGTAAACTTGCAGATGCGCAAGATACATTTAATGGTATTATGAATGACCGTGCTGATGCAATGATAGCTGATAGAAAAGCAGAAGTTGCAGGAAGTATGTTCAACAACGCGACTCCAGTCGTAGATATACCTGAACCAACTGCTGGTGAAGTGGATATTAATCCAGAGCCAGAAGTACAAGAGGAAGAAGAGCAAAATGAAGACGCTTAAAACACTTATAACAGAAGAAGAACAAAAACAATCATCGGAAGTGGTAAACAAGCCAAAAGCAGAAGAGCCAACTGCTGATCACGGTAACGCTGAACGCGGTATCGCTGGTGATGTAACTCCTCCAACTCAGGGAAGTTCGAACACAGATGAATTTAAAATGGCTCTAAATGGACAAGTTATGCATCACAAACTTGGCGAAGGCACAGTCTTAGCAACTTATGGCGAAGGCGTTGACGCAGTAGCTGAAGTGATGTTCAAAGAATCAGTAAACAAAGTTCCTGTATGGGAACTTGAACCAGTAGGAGAATAAATTAAATGGCAGTCACAGTAGACACTTTAAAACTAACGCAAACACATGGCGTAATCGCTGTCCGTGGGACTGCTGCCACTGGAACGATAGCGTTAGCAACAACGCTTAAAAAATCAACCGAAACACAATCTTCGCCGAAAGCTAATATCAAATGTATTCATTGGGCATTATCTTCTGGTGCAAGAGCATATGTTCAACGGAATTCTAAAATCTTATATGAACTACAAGTTACAGGTAAGTTAGATTTTTATGGGTTCTCCGATGACGACGAGAATGGATCCGACGTAGAAGTCGTGATCGCTTCTGGTAACGGAGGAACAGTAATAGTAGAACTTGCCAAAGTATCTGGCTATGGTTCCCAGCAACATCAGAACCAAGGAGATTTAGGTTAATGAGACTAATAAAAGAAATAACTGAGGATGTTCAATACATCCAAGAAGAGAAGAATGGAAAGAAAGACCTTTATATTGAAGGTGTATTCTTACAATCTAATCTAAAAAACCGCAATGGTCGTGTATACCCTAAAGAGGTTATGGCGAAAGAAGTTGCGCGTTACACAGAGCAACAAATAGACAAAAATAGGGCGTTAGGCGAACTGGGTCACCCAGATGGTCCAACGGTTAATTTAGATCGAGTATCTCATATGATTGTCTCTTTAAAAGAGGATGGAGACAATTGGATTGGAAAGGCGAAAATCCTTGACACTCCGATGGGTAAAGTTGCTGCAAGTTTAATCGAAGCAGGTGCACAATTAGGTGTATCATCCCGTGGATTGGGATCTATAAAAGAGCGTTCAGGTATCAGTGAAGTCCAAGATGACTTCATGCTTGCAACTGCTGCTGATATTGTATCCGATCCATCTGCTCCAGATGCCTTTGTTCAAGGGATAATGGAGAGCCGTGAATGGGTTATGGTTGACGGCGTATGGTGTGCAAGAGAAGTGGAAAAAGCACAGGAAATTATTGAAAGTGCTCCTTCCCATGAACTAGAGACAGCAAAAATGGCTGTATTTAGTTCTTTTCTTGAAAAGGTATCTAAGATTTAAGAAATTATAAATAAAACTAGCAAAACGAAAACTCTACAAGGAGAATAAAATGGCTGTAGAAAGCAAAATCAGAGAACTTCTTAAAGGTAAGACTGAAGAGATTACCGAAGAAGTCAATGAACTAGACGAGTCTGCTGCACGTCCTGCAGACAAATCACAAGGCGATTCTACCCCACCAGTACAAGGTTCATCTGAAGCCAATCCAGAACAAGAAAAACTGGAATCAGACGATGCGCTTTCTGCTGATGCAGGTAAAGTTGCTTCTGCCAAAGCATCTAAAGATAGCAGTAAATCTGCATCATCTTCAAATGCTGGCGATCAAACCTCACCAACTCAGGGTTCATCTGAAACAGCGTCTACTGAAGGACAGGTTAATAAACCTGGAACTGCAGCAGATGTAAAAGCAGAAGACACTGAGTCTGAAGATGAAGTGCTCGAAGAAGACATCACAGACGAAGAAATCGAAGCTGAATTACCTGAAGGTATGGAAGCAGACGAAGAGGAAGAGTCTGACGAAGTAGTTGAAGAAGTTGAAAGCGATGAGGATCTTTCCGAAGATACTCTATTTGCTGACGACATGGAAAACTTATTCGCCGATGAAGAGCATTTGTCAGAAGAATTTAAAGTCAAAGCTGCAAACTTGTTTGAAGCGGTTGTTACAGCGAGAGTATCATCTGAAATAGATGAAATCAAAGCTGAACTCGCAGAGGAAGCAGCAGTGGCACAGGAAACCTTTATGGAAGAAATGGTTCAAAAGATCGATGGATACTTGAACTATGTTGCCGAAAATTGGATGAAAGAAAATGAACTCGCTATCGAGCGTGGCTTGAGAAATGAGATCACCGAATCATTCGTAGGTTCTTTAAAAGAAGTTTTTGCCGAGCATTACATCGATATTCCTGAAGAGAAATATGATGTACTGGGCGAAATGCAGAGTGAACTAGAGTCACTCAAAGAGAAGCTAGACGAATCAACTAATGAAAAAGTTGAGTTGTCTGCTGCTAATGTAGAACTCTCAAAATCAATAGCTGTCGATAAAGCATCTGCTGACTTGACTGATGTTGAAGCTGAGAAATTCGCAAAACTCGTTGAAGACGTTGAGTTCGATGGCGATTATGACGAGAAACTTTCTGTGATCAAGGAAAATTATTTCCCATCGCAAAAAGCATCTCAAGAAGAAGATAAACTGGTAGACGACGAAACAGTCGAAGTCAGCGATGGTTCTTCACCGATCAGCATTTACGCTCAAGCAATTTCCAAATCGGTAAAAAGATAATTTTTATAAATAATAACAGTTAATAACTATTTAAACTAAAGCAAGGAGACGAAAGATGTATCTTTCAGAATCACAAATGGAAAAATGGGCTCCAGTATTGGACCACCCAGAACTTCCTGAAATTAAAGACTCACACCGTAAGAATGTTACGGCTGTGGTTCTAGAAAACCAAGAGAAGGCTCTCCGCGAGGAGAAGCAGGCTCTATTTGAGTCAGAGAACGCAACTGGTGCTTCCATCGACAACTATGATCCAGTATTGATCAGCCTTGTCAGGAGAGCCTTGCCGAATCTGATGGCATATGACGTGTGTGGTGTTCAGCCAATGACTGGTCCAACAGGACTAATCTTTGCGATGAAATCTCACTTCACTTCACAAACTGGCGATGAAGCCCTTTTCAACGAAGCTGACACAGACTTCTCTGGAACAGGTACTCATGCTGGTTCTAACCCAGTGGATGGGACTTACACAACTGGTACTGGTATGGCTACTAGCACTGGTGAAAGTCTTAACCCTGCTGAAATGGCTTTCTCAATCGAGAAAACCACTGTTACTGCTAAGACTAGAGCACTGAAAGCAGAATACACAATCGAATTGGCGCAAGACCTTAAAGCAATTCATGGTCTAGACGCTGAAGGCGAATTGTCAAACATTCTGTCTCAGGAAATCTTAGCTGAAATCAACAGAGAAGTAATCAGAACAATCTACAAGGTTGCTAAAACTGGTTCCGCTTCTACTGCAACTGCTGGTACTTTTGACCTTGACGTTGATTCCAACGGTAGATGGTCTGTAGAGAGATTTAAAGGTCTTCTTTTCAATATTGAAAGGGATGCTAACGTAATCGCTCAAGACACTCGTAGAGGTAAAGGTAACTTCATCATCTGTTCTTCAGATGTAGCAAGTGCACTCGCAATGGCTGGTGTTCTGGACTATGCTCCAGCATTATCCACTGACTTGAATGTTGATGACACTGGTAACACTTTTGCAGGTGTATTGAATGGCAGATACAGAGTATATGTCGACCCATACAGCGCAAACACTGGTGCTGCATCGCAATTCTACGTTGTAGGTTATAAAGGTACTAGCCCATATGATGCTGGTATTTTCTATTGCCCATACGTTCCATTGCAGCAAGTTAGAGCAATCGATCCTACTGACTTCCAGCCTAAAATCGGCTTTAAGACTAGGTATGGTATGATCGCTAACCCATATGTAACTCAGTCTAACGGAACTACAGACGCAGACACATTTACTGCTGACCGTAACCAATATTACAGAAGTGTAAAAGTTACAAATCTTATGTAAATAAGAAGAGTTGATATAATCAACCACCTAAAAGGGGATCTTCGGATCCCCTTTTTTTTACTTATAAATAGTGGTATGGCATATAATCCTATTACAAATGTTACAGAGTCAGACTTCAGTCAGAATAATCCTGCTGAACTCGACTTCTTAAGACCAAATGGTTTTCGATTTCAGATCGCGAACATACCGCAGACTTCATTCTTTTGTCAAGCTGCAAACTTACCGCAGATATCTCTTGGATCTCCAGAGATGCAGACACCACTTGCAACTCTCCCATATCCTGGAGACAAAATTCAGTTTGGTGAACTTCTGATCAGATTCCTCGTTCAAGAGGATATGTCGAACTATAAAGAATTACATTCTTGGTTGATTGGTCTAGGTTTCCCTGATAAGAACCAGCAGTTTACTGACTTCATAGACTCACAAGCATATAGGACTGCCACAGCACAAAAGAGCAAGAGAGAAGCAATCGCGCAAGTAAGCGATGCAGACTTATTTGTTCTCGATTCAAACAATAACCCTACAATTAAAATAACATTTTTTGATGCATTCCCTGTAAGTCTGGAAGGTCTGGACTTTGATATTACACAGGGTGCAGGAGATTACTTCACAGGAATAGCTGGATTTAGATACAGAACTTTCCAAATTGAAAACTTGACATAAACCCCAAAAAAGGGTACAATATATTATGATTACTTTAAAAGAATTACAAGACACATGGGCAGTAGACTGCAAGATTAACGAGTTAGAACTCGGTAAAGAAACAATCAAAACTGCTGAACTTCATTCTAAATATCTCAATCATCTTTCTAATTTTAAATTACAGCTGAGAAAATCAGAAGCTGCATATTTTAAATTGAGAAGAGTCAAAGAACAATACTGGCGAGGTGAACTTACTCAACAAGAACTAACTGCTCTTGGGTGGGATCAATGGCTCGGTAATAAACCTCTTAAAAATGATATGCAACATATGATAGAATCAGATGACGATCTACAGGAACAAATGAACAAGGTAGAATATATTCGTACAATCTGTGATTTTTTAGAGCGTGTCATGAGAGCATTAAATAGTAGGACATGGGATATCAAAAACGGTATTGAGTGGACGAAGTTTACAAACGGACTTATGTAAATGGCTGACATCATAGGATATTCATCTGAATCGAGTTGGGTTTGGGAATCTATTATCGAATTACTCCCAGAAGAAGGTAATCTTTTGGAAGTGGGAACTTATTGTGGATTATCGGCAAGCATTTGGACGAAGAAATTTCCTAAGTATATGGTGCATACAGTAGACGTTGCGCTTGGAGTCCCATCTACAGATTCCAAAGGCGACCCCACATGGATTTCTAGGGAAGAACAACTTAATTTAATTCATCAAGTAGTTGAAAATCACGAGAACTTGAGTTTCAGCGAGGGTAATTTTTTCAAAATACAAATTCCAGAACCTTTCAATAATCCTGATGTTTTCTTTTACGACGCTGATCACAATCCTGGAAAAACAATAGAGGCATTAAATAAATTAAAACAATGTCCCAACATAGTAGTTGACGATTGTCAATTTGATTGGGTTAAAGAAGAGGTTCTGTTATTCGTGGAAGAAAATTCCAGAAATTTAAAGTTGTTTAAAACAGAACATCTTGAGGTTGCCGTAATACAATGACAGATATTACTATAACATATAAGAACGCTGTGAACATGCATGTTGAATGTGATACAGGTATACTGCAGGAGTTAAATGATTTCTTTACATTTGACATTCCTGGAGCCAAATTTATGCCTGCATATAGATCGCGTATGTGGGATGGTAAGGCAAGACTATTCAATATGTTCAACAAAGAATTACCAGTTGGACTGATCAAGTATCTTCTCGACTTCTCTAAACAGCTGGAGTACACTGTAGACAATCAACTTTTATCAAAGGGAGATATTGTATCAACTGAATATGTTGAGAAGTATGCAAAGGAATTGAACTTACATAGTAAAGATGAACCAATACAGATGAGAGATTATCAGGTTCAAGCTGTAAGAAAAGGTATTCAAGGTGCAAGGTCTTTATTGCTTTCGCCAACTGCTTCAGGTAAATCGCTTATCATCTATACTCTGATGAGATATTATCAACAAAGAAAAAAGAAACAATTGATTATCGTACCCACAACATCGTTAGTCGAGCAGATGTATGGTGACTTTCAAGACTACGCTAGTGCCGTGGATTGGCAAGTAAGTGAAAACTGTCATAGAATATATGGCGGTAAAGAAAAATCAAACGAGTTTCCTGTAACTATTTCTACATGGCAATCTATATACAAGTTTCCTAAGAAGTGGTTTGAGAAGTTTGATGTTGTATATGGCGATGAAGCACATTTATTTAAAGCAAAATCTCTTACAACAATTATGAACAAATGTGAAAACGCACACTGGAGATTTGGTACAACAGGAACATTAGACGGCACAAAAACTCATCGCCTAGTTTTGGAGGGTTGTTTTGGTAATGTCACAAAAGTAATTTCTACAAAAGAATTGATGGAAGATGGTAAGGTTGCAAATCTAGATATCACTTGCTTACTCTTAAAACATAAAGATGAAGAATGTAAAGCAATGAAAGGGATGAAGTATCAAGAAGAAGTTGACTGGATTGTTCGTGATCAGTGGCGAAATAATTTTATCAGCAACCTCGTACTCGACCAAAAAGGAAATAGTCTAGTGTTATTCCAATTTGTGGAAAAACACGGAAGCGTACTATATGATCAAATAAATAAAAAGGCAGGAAAAGATCGTCCAGTATTCTTCGTATATGGTGGAACTGAGACTGATCAAAGAGAGCAAATAAGAGCGTTAACAGAGAAAAGCGACAATGCAATCATCGTAGCGTCTTATGGAACATTCTCTACTGGTATAAATATAAGGAATCTTCATAATGTGGTGTTTTCCTCGCCATCGAAGAGCAGGATTAGAAACCTGCAATCAATTGGTAGAGGGTTGAGACTCGGAGATAACAAAGTCGTATGTAAATTATTTGATATAGGTGACGACTTATCTTGGAAATCAAAGAAAAATTACACCCTTGAACACATGACTGAGAGAGTGAAATTGTATAATGAAGAAGGTTTTAATTACAAACTCGTCAAGGTTGACAAATGAAATTTGATCAAATAAAAGTATTAAGATTTTTAGATGGCACTCAGATAGTTGCCACTCTAGAAGAAGATTATAATCTAAACGAAAAATTTATCAATATAATGTATCCAATTGAAATATGGTCTGGTGGAGTAAATGAGTTTCGCGATCATCTCTCTGAGCATTATATGTTAAAAGCATGGATGGGTCTGAGTGATGATGTGGCGTTCACTATCAACACGGATTCAATCACGGTGGTTTCTGATTTAATAGATACCCACCACGAAGGATATCAGCAGTGTGTGCAAAGGTTGTTCATTGATAAGGAAGGATTGATGTCTCCTCCGACTCCGAGAAGAAGAGATCCTCTCGATGCGATGGCTGATGCCCTGTCGCCTGATGATTTGCTCGATTACCTCGATGCAAAAGAAAAAGGAAAGATAAACTAATTTCTTTCAACAGCGACACGCTGATTATACACATGATTTCACAATTAGTCAAGCATAATCGTGAAATTTTTTGAAATTAATTTATGCTTGACATTTACAATATGTTAATATAGAATGGAAATATTATGGCAAAAAGAAGAGATCCAAACAGTCGGCATTACGTTGACAACAAAGAATTCCTAGTTGCGATAACGGAATATCGCGAGAAGGTTCAAGCTGCAGAAAAAGCAGGAAAGGACAAACCTCGTGTGACTGAGTATCTCGGCGAATGCATGGTAAAGATTGCAAACCACTTAGCGTATAAATCCAATTTTGTAAATTATACTTTCAGAGATGAAATGATTCTCGATGGTATCGAAAACTGCATCACATATATTGATAACTTCGATCCAGAGAAATCTAAAAATCCGTTTGCATACTTTACACAGATTACATACTATGCATTTATTAGACGTATCCAGAAAGAGAAAAAGCAGATGGATACGAAGAAAAAGTATATCGGAAGTTTAGACATTCAAGAACTTCTAGACTCTAGTGCAGATGGTAATGAACATAACTCTGAATATCTCGATTATATTCGTAAGGCAGTTGATGAGTCTGCATCACTAGAAGAAAAATTCGCTGATCAGAAATCAAAACTTAAAAAGCGTAGACCAAAATATCTTGATGATAAAGAAGCATTGAAAATGGCTAAAGAAAAAAGTGAAGTTATGCAAACTAAGGTAGAGAGTAAATAATGGACGGTGCGCAACTGTTTACAAATCCAAAACAGTATCAAGTTATGGTTGATATTGAGACACTCAGTACAAGACAAAATGCTGCAATACTCTCGATCGGCGCAACTAAATTCAATATCGAGTCTGGCGTAATTGATACATATTATCAAAACATCGATGCTTCTACCTGTAAGAAATATGAACGCCATGTAGATAAAGGTACTATCGAATGGTGGGGTAAACAGAGCAAGGAAGCAGTCAAACAATTACTTGTTGATGTAATGCCTTTTGATAAAGCGATACACGAATTCAGAGACTGGTATGGAGATAAATCTATTCCTATCTGGGGAAACAGTGCTGGGTTTGATGTTCAAATCCTAGAGTCTGCTATGTATTCAGTCGGTTATGAAAAACCGCCATGGATGTATTGGCATATTCACTGTTTTAAAACTGCGACTAATTTGGTCGGAGTAAGTAATGCGAAGATTAGAGCAAATGAAAACGATACACATCATAATGCTCTAGACGATGCAATTAGTCAAACAAACACATTAGTAACTATTTTAAGGTCATGATCAACACGATAGAAGACATTAGACTCCACGGCAATAATCTCGTGGTATTTCAAAAAGATATGAGAGGTAAAGTCGAGAGAAAAAATGTCCTTGACTTTTCACCGAAAGAACTATATGATATCATCTTACAAGCATATGAACTCGGAGATCGCGATGCGCGAAGAAGAATTACAGATGCCCTTGCAGGTCGCTCGTAAAATTGTTACTGAGTATGAGAAGGATTTTAACAACGGAATTATTGCATACGAAGGTCTAGAAAAAGATCTTGACATTGCACGAAAAGTATTGGATAATCATTACCGAGAAGTTTTTAGGAGGATGGATTAATGAATATTTTTTATCTAGACGAAGACTACAAGGTTGCTGCCAAGCAACACCTCGACAAACACGTTGTTAAGATGATTATCGAATATGCTCAGTTGATGTCGACTGCTCATCGTGTTCTTGACGGAACACAGTGGTATGATAAGACTGCAGCTGGTAGACGTATTGCTAGATGGGAACATCCTAATCGCGAACTTGATCAGATACTTTACAAGGCATCACACATCAATCATCCATCAGGTATTTGGGTGAGAGAATCAGTGAGCAACTATCTTTGGTTGCATGCTCTATGGGAAAAGCTATGTATTGAGTATACATATAGGTATGGTAAAATTCATATGACCCAACAAAAATTACAGAATGTTTTGAAACATCTCCCCATAAATATTCCGAGTGGTGGTATGACTAAAATGCCACAAGCTATGCCAGACGAGTTTAAACAATCAGACTCGATTGAGGCATATCGTCAATATTATCGCGTTGCTAAAGCAAAGATGGCTGTATGGACGAAACGCGACACACCTGAATGGTATTATGTATAGATTTAAAGATAAAGAATTAGCGTACATTGCACTCGCTGGAATCAGTGTAGTGTTTGCATATCCTGCGTTATATTGGTTAGCACTAGAATTATGGTGTATAGCGTATGGTTTAATTTACTAACTGGAGATATTATGAATAAAGTGAAGATTGCTCTCGTAGTCTTGTTCTCATTATGGGCAACAAGTGCATATGGAGCGGTAGAAGAAGTGGTTGTTATTGGTTCTCAAAAAGAAATAGGATCTTCTCAACCTGAATATGATGACTCTGCAATTGAAGCAGTGCAAATGTTTAATGTATTTCAAGCTGGAGGACTCGGCGGTTTTTCTGCAGTTGCAAGGCATGGTACTGATACAAAACATACAGCAGTTTATAGAAACGGAGTTCCAGTAAACGATCCAAGTGGTGGTTGGTTTGATTTTGGCACAGAGTTGCCTACATTCCAAAACTATCAGATTATATCTGGACCAAACAGCGTTATGTTTGGAAGTTCCGCTATGTCTGGAACTGTATTGATGGAAGATACTTTCGAGCCAAGATTCCTTTATAAAGGTGGTGAAGATCGTTCACTAATCATCGGTGGTAACGAGTTTTTTCAGTTGGCACATTATAAAGGTTCAAATGGATCTGTTAGAACAGACAATGAAGAAACAGACTGGTTCGAGAATACTACACTTAAAACTAAGTATGAAACAGATAACTGGACGACCATAGCAACAGTACAAGATTACAAATACGATTATGATAACTGTTATATGCCTGATTTTTCTGTTTCTAATAATTGTGTTCAAGAAGGTCAAAAAAGAGATCTATCAATTAGAAATAATTGGATGACTATTGGATATCATGAGAATGATGTTGAACATAATACTGGTTGGTCTTCAATCAGCAAAAGATATTTTGTAGACTTCAATGAAGAAGTTACAGACGGTCTTGTTCTAGGTTTACAAGCACACAAGCAATCATATAATGATGAGGATTACCAACACGAAGCAGTGTATATTAATTATCAAAACAGTGCTGTGGCTCTTGGTACTAGATGGGAAGATGGTAATCTAATTTACAGAGCAGGATACGAATACGAAAAATTTAAAGTATCTATCGCTAATAGTATCAGAATGCCAAACTTATATGAAAGATTTGGCGATGACTGGGTATCTGCAAATCCTGACCTTGAAGCAGAGGATGGTAAAGGTATCGAGATGGCGTATGACTTTGTGCAAGTTTTCTATTATCACTTTGATGAGAGTATAGACTTTGATATGCAAGCATATAAATACATTAACACAGGTGGCTATATATCTCGAGGAATTAAATTTAATGAGCATCTATTATTTGATAATGGTGCTTTACATATGGCTGCACTGATCAATGATAGTGACCAACTTAGATCTGCTAAATATAAAATCAAGATATCTTGGTTTGGAATGGTAAATGGTTGGGACTACTTAATTGGTTATGTTGGTCAGTTTGAAAGAGGAGACGATTTCGATGGTTCTCCTATTGATAATGTGTCTACATTCGACTTTAACATCGGTAAATATATTGGTACAAAAACTAGAATCGGATTTCAAATATCAGATATACTTGATAGAGAATTCGAGATTCTACCTAACTATGGTGCAGGTGGCAGATCCTTTGCTATCAGCTTTGACCGTACTCTCTAAGAAAGAAACTCTATGAAAGTTGCTCTGATTACAGACACTCATTTTGGTGCACGTTCCGACTCTATTCCCTTTGATAACTTCTTTGAAAAATTCTACAAAGAGAAGTTTTTTCCAGAGTTAGAAAAACGTCAGATTAAAACTATTATCCATCTAGGGGATGTTTTCGATCGCCGAAAATTTATTAATTTCAATACATATAAAAGTTGTCGTGAATATTTCTTTGATAAAGTCGAGGAACTAGAAATCGATATGCATATGATTCCAGGAAATCACGATACATATTTTAAGAACACCAATGATGTTAATAGTCCTGAACTATTACTCAAAGATTATTCTTGTGTTCACATCTATCCTGAAGTGACCAAATTATCGTTTGATGGTAGAGATATATTATTCACACCATGGATTTGTTCAGACAATTATAAAGAAACGATGGAGGCAATCGATGCGACAGATGCAACAGTATGTTTTGGACACTATGAACTTGCTGGGTTCCAAATGTATAAAGGTCATGCAAACGACCATGGCATGGATCCAAAAATATTTGATAAATTCCAGCTTGTCTGCTCTGGTCATTTTCATCATCGTAGTAGCAACGGTAACATTACTTATCTTGGCAACCCTTATGAAATTACTTGGAGTGATTATGACGACCCTAGAGGATTTAACATTTATGATACAAGAACGAATGAATTGGAATTCATCCAAAACCCATTTAACATATTTCATAAATTCTATTACAACGACGCAGATAATTCTTCTGGAACAGATATCGATGCTATTGATTATTCTGCTATTACAGGTGGGTCTGTTAAGGTAGTTGTAGTACAAAAATCTGATTTCGGAAGGTTTGATGCCTTTATAGATAAACTCGAATCTTGTGATTTGATTGAGTTAAAAATTATCGAGGACTTCTCTGAGTTTGAAGACGATGCAATTGATACTGATAATCTAAATCTTGAAGACACAATAACATTACTAGATGAATACATTGATAACATCAACACTGATTTAGATAGAAAAAGACTGAAGGATGTTGTCAAAGGTCTATATGTAGAAGCCAAAAATTTATGATATACTTTGAAAAACTGCGGTGGAAAAACTTCCTCTCCACTGGTAATGCTTTCTCTGAGGTTGAGTTTACAAGATCTCCATCTACTCTTATTGTTGGTGATAATGGTGCAGGGAAGTCAACATTCCTAGATGCACTTTGTTTTGCATTGTTCAACAAACCTTTTAGAAACATAAATAAATCACAACTACTTAATTCTATCAATCAGAAAAATTTATTAGTTGAGGTTGAATTCCGTGTCGGTAAAAATGAATTCAAGGTAAGGCGTGGAGTAAAACCAAATCTATTTGAAGTCTATCGCAATGATGAGATGATTGATCAGGATGCTGCTCTAAGAGATACACAAAAACATCTTGAAGAGTCTATTCTGAATCTTAATTACAAATCATTTACACAGATCGTTATATTAGGAAGTGCATCGTTTACACCATTTATGCAACTTCCAGCACATATTCGGCGTGAGGTAATTGAAGATATCCTAGATATCCAGATATTCACAACGATGAATGGCTTGATGAAAGAAAGACTAACTGGTCTACAAGGAGAGATCCGAGATATCGAGTCAAAGGTAGAAGTCGCAAAACAAAAAGCGACAATACAAAAACAATATATTGAAACTTTAGAAAATAATAAAGCAGAAAAACTCGCACAAATCGAAGGAGAGATTAATGAGTTGGAGTCAAAGATCGAAGATGCTAAACAGGATACAAATGCAAAGTCGGAACAGGCGAAGAGTCTGGGGGATCCAACGGCAAAAAGAAGAAAACTCGAATCACTCCAAGAAAAATTCATCTCCCAAATAAAGAAAGCAAATAAGGAATTAGAATTCTATGACGAATACGATGAGTGTCCAACCTGTAAGCAAGGTTTACCCCACGAACACAAAACGACGATGCAATCAGAACGATCCGAGAAAATCAAAGAACTCGAAAAAGCATCGGGAGACATGTCAAAAGAATTTGACAAAGTTGATGTGCTGATAAAAGAATATCAAGATTTACAGGAAGAAATTATTGAGGCAAATAATGAGATTTCAACTAATCAAAAATATCTTCAACGCTTACATGCAGAGTTGGGCGATGCTCGAGGCAGGGTGGCTGATATCGAAACAGAGCAAGATAAACTCAAAGAACTCGCCAAAGAAGTAACATCAGCAAATAAAGAACGTGCTGATAAAAATGAAGAGATGCATTATATGCAGGCAGTTTCTTCACTTCTAAAAGATACTGGTATCAAGACTACAATTATTAAGCAATA